TTGTGAAGTACCTTTTGCTATAATACGATGCCCTTTTGTAGTTATAAGGTCTTTTTCTGTCCATCTTTTACCTTCGTCGCCACCACAAAGATTTCCAAAGTAATATCTTATAGCTTGATTTGTTTCTAAGTGTGAACGTATATACTTAACATGGTCAATAGATTGTCCTTGTTCTTCAGCAACCCAAGCCATAAACATTGCATCTTCTTTACTACCAAAACACAATTTGTGCATTATTGCTGCTTTCATTAATACTGATTTTCCAAAACCTCTAGGCAGCACGTTACAAATACGTGCTCCAGGTTTTGTACTAATCAATTTTTTACCTAAGTCGTAATGAAAAGGAGGAGATTCAGATTTATGTAAAAAATCATTTGGTAAGAATAACTTACCAAACAGTATTAAATCTTTAGATGCTTTATACAGCAACTCTTCTTTTTCTGATATACTAGGCTTCACCGTGTTGCTCTACAAATGTTTTATTTAAACCAATTAACTCAGCTTCTTTATTATATACAGATAAACAATTACAATTAACACTGACATATTTATCAACAGGAATATCAACAAAATCATCAAACAATACATCGTATATAGATATGAAAGTTTGAGTTAGTTCAATCGGTTTCTGGCATATCAGACACTTCCCTTGTTTGTTCGGCGATTTTTTTGACATTGTTACCCTCTAATAATTTTAATTGTTCATTTGAAAATCCACTAAATAATGCAATAGACTCAGTTTGTTTTTCTTTTTTATTTAACATACCTGAGAGCTCCATTAGTATCTTTATAGAATTTAACTTGTCGTTGTCTCTGACATCTACCTTATCTACTATTTCTTTTGTTTTTTCTAGTAAATATTGAGGTGTTATCTCAACTTTCTCTAATAATGCTTCTAATTCTTTATCTATCAATGTTTCTATCCTTTTAGTTTTCATCAAAGCTGTGCTTTGAGATTTTATATAATCTTCTGACTTAGCAGAAGGAAAAGCTTTTTTGTATGCGTCAATTACCTTTTCACCTTTAACTACATACTTAGCAAATAAAAATTCTTGTTTAGTAGGACTATTTCTTGCTTTAAAGTGTTCTTTACTGTTTATACCATTAAAGTTGTATATGTTTTTACGTAATTCTCCTTCCATACGTTGAGAAGGAGCACAAGCAAACATTCCGATAGCCGTTCTTATATATTCTCTATTGTTTAATGTTCCTTTGTCTATAATTTGACAAACCTGCCCATCATCTGTCAAAACCCAAGACCATAGGGAAGCATTTCTCCAATCTTCATATATTTTAATATTTGGCATAACCTGCCTTAGTTCATCGATATTTTCATATACTATGTGCTCCTTATCTTTAATAGTTCTTTTTTTCATTTTCTATGAACTATATACTCAGGTTGATTAGAACTAAGCCTAACCTCTACCCAACCTTTAGTTTGTGGCTCAAACATAGCATATCGTGCATATTCTGCATATCCTATAAAAGAACCACCCCTAACAAACCATTGTCTTTTAACTTCTTCATTATCTTTGAAGATTTCAAAAGAATCAATAGGTTTTGCATAAAGCTGGTGATTGTGACCTAAATAGTACATATCGGCATCAGGAAAAATGTTTCTTAGTCTTTGTAATTCCATATCTCCATTCTTAGCTCCACTTTTACCGTGACCACTAGCGAATGTAAATGAACCACCTTTGTAGTTTACTACTGTATATCCAGGAAATGGAAAGTAAGGTATTTCTAAATCATCACACATAACACGTATTATATCAATACCTGCAAGTCTAACAGAACGTAATGTATCGTGATTACCACCACGAACAAATAAACATTTGTCTTTAATAGGTTTTATCATGCTTACAAACTGTTCATATTGCTCATTATTGTTAAAAGCCTGGTCTCCTTCAGGAATATGGTAATTTGGTGGTATAAATTCTAACATATCTCCATTTCCAAACCAAACTGCGTTTGGGTCTTTCTTTATTTTGTCTACAACCTTTAAAAATAACATTCTATCAAATACTTTACTACCTACGTGTACATCTGTAAGGCAATGAATGTTTACTTTAGGCTTTTTTAACGTTACTTCGTGTATTTTACCTGGAATTATCATTTTCTTTTTCCTCTTTGTCTAAAATATGCAATGAATTTTCAATATACATATAGTAGCTTAATAAAATTATGCTATAATTTATTAAATCTAGCATTGTGTCTTCAAGTTTTTCATCTTTTACTGCTTTTTCGCCTTTTCTCTTCAATAAATTAGCAATCCTAGCAATTTTATCTGATATTCTTACTAAAATACCAGTAGGTGTATCACATATTTTTAAAGATTCTACCATTTCAAAGTTAGAAAAAGGTTCTTTTTGCTGTGCATAGTCAATATTCTTATTATCACATAAAGATTTAGCTTTTTTTATGATGGCATCATAGTTAGGAATCATATTTACCTCCAGATTTTTCCCATAAGTAGTTACCAAAGCCTAATCTATACAAGCTATTAGCTACTACCTGTACTTGTGTTTCTGACATTTCAAGACTTGTACCAAAAGTTATGCCGTGCATTACTTCGTGACACAATACTTCTAGTATTTTAGAGTGTTTCATTTCAGCCTCTATAATGATTTCGCACTGACGCATAGATATAGCACCTAATATCTCGGTATCATCTGTACCAAAATCTGCCTTAGAGCCGGAAATAAAACGAATAGTATAGGTGTGACCGTTAATATCTAGTTTTAGATTACTACTTGGTATTTTAAGTGCTTTGGTCACTTAATAAGTTTATAAACTATATTTTACATTTGTCAAGAACTTTTTTTAAAAAATTTTTTTATAATCTATTTTACGATATTTCTTGACTTCGGTACTAAAACTCATTAATTTCTAGCTAGAACTAGCGTCAAACCTCTAGCTAGTATAGTTAGTATAGTTAGCGAACCCTCCAACTCTTTATATATCTTGACTTAGAGACACAACCCAAACTAAAAAAATAGCTCAAGTATGTGTGAGGTTCTTTTTTTGTGTGCACAAGCCCCCCCTTGTCGGTTCTAGGTTAGGAAAAAGTCGTTGAGTCTCGTCGGTAAAGTTAAAGGTTGGGTTAGAATCTGAGCACGCAGGCGAAAGCAAATTGAGCACTTTTCTGAGCACTTTTCGAATTTTTTCAAGCAAGTTTTGTCGACGACGTTTATGACGACAAACGTCAAATCCTAGCACCTAGTCTTCCTACGCGTAAGAGTACCGAACGCGAAACGCGTACTGAGCACCCTCGAGAGAATCAATTAGTGCTTGCATTATATGTGAGGAATCAGTAAATTTGCCCTATCATCGACGAAAAACGAGACACGTCGAGGAGACAACACCAATTAGTCTCGACATAGCAAAGGAGCTAGAAAATGAATAAGTTATCTCAGAGAGATGCACACATAGTAACAAGCGATGCGTTCGCGAACTCAATCAACATATTGAGCACTACGCGTTCTTACATCGAGAGAACAATGGTACGCGAAGATGAGCCTAGAAATCCCGATTTCGAACACTCTCTACGCGTAAGATACAATCAACTCGTCCTCGACAAATCTGACGAGCTTTCTACGTGCGTGAAATTATATAAGCAACACGAACTACGCGTAGCAGAATGGCTTACTACTAATCACCTCATAGCCGAGGGAATCGTACGCGAAGAGAAATCAGGCGATGCTTTCATCGTCGGTTATCTCGAGGCTTGGAATAGTATGCTCAAGGTTGTCGACTCAAAGCACGAGGAGTTCGACCACCCATACCACCGAGCACTCGACGTGATTTGTGTCGATAGAGCTAAGAGATTCCAGGACGCAATCAACCAACTACGCGAAGGAGCTAGATAATGAGAGTACCGAGTAAGACTAAGACGACAAAACTAACAACACCAACACCTAAACCTGAAGGAGGTTCAGAGATGAAAATACAAGATGATATGCTCAGAGGAGCTTTAAGAGAAGCTAAGCTTGGTAGCCTGAGAGTGAAGGACGAGATGCGACCAGTCCTACGCGATGCAGTCAACGTCGCAGAGGAGAAGGGAGCTATCACGCGTTCTGATGCATCAGAGATGCGTCAAGAAATCAGAGATGGAAACAAGTATTCTCTGACGAAACTAGCTCAAGAGCTATCAACGCACTTTATCCCTGAGGGATTACCTGAGGAGCAACCTGAACGCGAAGAACAACCACAACCGAGCACCGAGGGAGAACCTGATACTGGTCTCGAGAAGAAGTTCGACGAGTACAAATCCTCGACCGACGACAAGCTCGACAAGCTTTTCGATGCTATCGTTAACCGAGATAACCCTGGTACGCCTTCACCTACGAAGGACGAGAATGGTCTTATCGAGCACTGGGCTATGCCTCAGATTCACTCAATGCTCAAGACGAACAAACAAGTTCTTCTCGTCGGTGGTGCCGGTACTGGTAAGACGACAATCGGCAAGCAACTGAACGCGAAGCTAGGCTTCGACGACGATAGGTTCTATCCTATCTCGCTAAGTGCCGGAGTTTCCGAGGCTCACCTGACTGGAAGAATGGTAATCAATGGCGACTTCTTGACGACAAAATTCTTGGACATCGTCGAGAATGGTGGTACGATTCTTCTCGATGAGTTCGACAATGGAGACCCTGACGTACTCGTCG